TCGGAGATGTGTATAAGAGACAGTATATATATACTACAATGGCGTTGTCTTGTTGGACGCTGTTGGACGTGTTGGATTGCCATTTTTCAACCATCCAACTGGCTCCGTCCAACAAAAACGGCAAAAAATGCGGCTTGTTGGACGTGTTGGACGTCCTCCAACAGTATTTTCTTTATAGTAAATTTGTATAACTAAATAATAATCAGTAACTTTAATAATGCTGTTGGACTGTAGGACAGTTGGAAGCAAAAATAAACAAAAACGGTTTCAAAAATTTTTTTTAAGGAAATGAGCATGATTACGACGAGTATTTCAATTACACCTTACCTGGCTGAATATCTGCGTGGAAAGTACAACAACGGTGCGGATGAACCTTTCCGTATTCCTGACAATACGGACTTGTACCATGTGATATGGACGCTGATGTCGCGGCGTCATCAGAACCAGTCTCCCATAGATGACGGTAATCTGACTATCATACTCCCGGAGAGGCGTATCGGTAAGGATCCGGAAATATACAACTATCTGTCTCCACGGTCGGCCAAAATCATAGAAACGGAAATACGCAGGATGTTCAACCGGGAACTTCATACGGCAATGGACGAGAACGACTTGAACGGGCATGAGTTGAACAATCTCGATATCGTTCACAATTTCCTATGTGCGTATTGCATAGACAGCATCAGTGAGGATGCGTTGCTGAAGAACTTCTATCGGTGGCGGGAGAACATCCGCAAGCGGAAAAAACGCCGCGAATATAAAAAGAAGTTAAAAAACGGCTAAAAAATCACCGACCGAACTATGCGTTTTGTCCCAAAATGGCGGACAAAATGTCCTATGTATGGCGAACTTGTTGAATTACAAATAAATATCCTAATATGAAAGAACTTTCCATTCAGATTAAAGTCTATCCGGTGAGTAACATGCGCCAGGATGTCTATCGGTTCATGGCCGATGAGTTTGAGTTTACTCCGGTACCGGAATCTTCAGAGGCGGGCCGCTGTTTCAATTGCAATAAAGATATAAGCATAAGCCTTCCTCCATCCGGAGTGATGAAAGACTTCCTGGCAGGCAGGTTCTGCATTGTCGAGTTCACTGACACCAGGCACCGGAGTTTCCGGATCGGGGACAAAAAAATACCCGCCATTGTCTCGATATCCCCCAATCTGAATTCGGCGACTCTTAAAATTGAATGCAAAATGCTCAGTTCCCCGCTATTGTAGCGTCCTTCTCCCCTTTCTGCAGGCTGCCTATCTTCGCTGAAAAGATACGCAATGAACAGAACTTATCTACGCCAGCTTCTTACTTTAAATATACACCGGCTTCTTATCACGGCAGAGGGCTTGTCTTCTGCCATGATAGAGGCTTTTCCATTGGTGCCCGCTGACAGTCTGCAGCCGACATCCTTTTTCTTCAATGAAAATCCTCCCACATATAAAGAGACATCGAAAAAGGCCCTTTCACTTCTTCAGCAGGAAATGAAGGCCCGTTCGGAACTCCAGGGTATAACCGTCACCGATGACTTCTCTTCTGACGAACTTCCTGAAGGCAGTATCGCCTATCACCGTATCTGGGGATTCATCACCTCAGATTGTCAGTGGTATTTCTCCTCCAAGCAGTTCGAACGGGACCTGCTTGCGGCAGAAGCCAATCCGGCCATAACCTGCCATTTCCTGCATGTGAACTCTCCGGGAGGGGAAGCATGGTATATGGACAGACTCAGTGAGACGATGCGCTCACTCGGCAAACCTGTCATGACATTGGTGGAGCAGTGCAACTGTTCGGCCAGCTATTATATAACCTGCCATTCCAGTTTCATTGCCGCACTCACGGCCTATGATACCATCGGCTGCATAGGAACCATGATTTCCACTTGTAACTATGACGGATGGTTCGAAAAGATGGGTCTCAAACTCATCCAGGCCAAAGCCACGAAATCAGACCTGAAGAATAAAAAGACGGATGACTTGCTCAGAGGGAAACCGGAACAGTACATCAAAGAAGAACTGGATCCACCCAATGAACAGTTCCTTGCCGCCGTTCTTGCGTCCAGACCGCAACTGGGCAGCCTGCCGGAAGACGACCCGGTATTCCGTGGTGAAACGTTCGATACTCCGCATGCCATCGATAAAGGGCTGGTTGACGCCTCCATGACTTTTCCCGAAGCTGTGGTCAAGGCTGTAGAGCTCGGTCGCAGCTATATGGAGATTGAGAATATAAAAAGAAGTGCTCTCAACTATTTATAACTTAACTTTTGTTTATCATGAATTTAAAGGAAAGAATTCAGACCGTCCTGCAGAAACTGAATATGCTGGACAAAGCGAAAGCCAATCAACTGACCCAAGAAGAATGGGGACAGATAGTCAACTCCTATAATCAGGAGTACCAGTCTATCCTTCAGGATGACTTGGCTGCGGACCAGGCGGCGCAACGGCAAACGGTTGCCGTCACCCAGGAACAGATTGACCAGGTACAGTCCATTCTTGGAAGTATCGTCAATCCGGTACAAACCAATTCAACAACCACGGAAGAGGAAAATAGTGGGAATGGACCGGTGCAGACCATTTCACAGCCAGCCAACGGTGAAGGCCTGGTGCAACTGGCCACCGCTGTGCAGAGCCTGGTTGACAATATGAACAACCGCGCGGAGGATGATATCCCTTCCCGGACAGTGACAGCCGCTTCCATCATGTTCACGGGACCGGCAGACCGTTCCCGGTATCTTTTCGGTATCGAAAACCAGATGTTCTCCATGTCCGAACGTTGGAACAAGATTGCTGTCAATCCGGCCTCCGCTTCTTCTTACGGTCCATGGAATGAAGAGATTGAAGGGGCCGCTTTCCGTCGCCAGGCCGTTACTTTCTCCCGTTCACTGCAGCAGCGTTACGATTATCTGCACAGAAACGGCATGCTTGACGCCAAACGTCTGGCAGCCGGAGAATTCAGTACGAACTACGAAGGGGTGGATACAGCCGGTGTGGGCAACCAGTATGTGGTTCTGCGTCAGGACTATTTGATTGCCCGTGTACTCTCAGTCCGCGACCTCACGCAGTATTTTCCCGTCCGCTATGGAATTCAAGACCATGACCTCGTGTTCAATGCCTTCTTCTCCGAAGTTTCCCAAGCTTACCAGCAGGGTGAAATCTGGAAGGGTGACATGAAGCTTGAAAACGAGATGGGTCATGTGGATGATGCGATGATCAAGCTCAAGTTCGGTCCGATGAAAGAACTGGAGCGCATGTACATCGCTTATCTGAACAAGGAAGGCTCCGATCCTATCAAGTGGACCATGATCGAGTTCTGCATCCTGAACTCATTGGAAACTGCGCAGGTGGAGCAGAACAAACGCCGTATGCGGGGTATCTATGTCAAGCCGGAAACGGGTGTCGCAGGCAGTTACTTGAACGCATCGACCGGAATCATATACACACTGGTCCGCTACATGCATGAGTTTAAGATTCTTCCCCATGACGATGAGTCCTATCGCAGCTACACGGCTTCCAACATGTTGGATTCCGTTCAGGAGTTTGTCGGCGATGTGGTGGCATCCTGCACAGAAGACATGGATCTTGACCGCCACGTCCTCTATCTGAATAAGACCCATCTTCCCTGGTGGATTAAGAATGTCCGCGCCAAATATGGAAAGGACATTGATTTTTCCGGTCCGGACAGTTACCGCAATGTGGTACCTGACACAAATATGCGTATCATCTGGTTGCCTTACCTCGGTCAGCTTCCCCTCATGTTCATGGATGTTCCGGGCAACCTCCAGTTCCTGGAATTCGTACCGGGCGAGATGCTCTCTATCAAGGTGAAAGAGGACATGGAACTGGTAAAGGCATGGTCCACCTGGAAAGAAGGTACCGCCGCTTCGTTCACCGGCCGCCGTTTTGACAGCCTGGAAAAACTGAAGGCCAACAATTACGAATGGCAGCAGATCTTCATGAACAAACCTGCCGTCGATATGGCAGCGGACGCGACCACTGTCGATGCTTCAAAGGGATTCTGGCAGATAACAGCGGCCAACACTGCCGCCAAAGCCATTACGGACATTACGGGAGCCAAAGCCGGTGTAGCCTACATCATTGAATGTGGCAGTACCGAGAATGCCACTACCATCGCCAAGTCGGACAAGTTTGCCGGCATTACGGAAGCTTATACTCCGACCAAAGAGGGTGACTATATCATGGTAATCCTGAACAGCAAGGGTAACTTCCTGGAACTGGAACGTCAGGTAGGCGGTGTACGCAAGGTGAACGCTGCACTCCAGCCCAACATTCCTGGAGTCAGATAATTGGTTGTCTATAAGAACAGATTGTTTTCAGGTAGCGCGGGGCGGGTCCACTTAAGCCCGCTCCGTTTTTTATAACTTAAAAATTAAAATTGTATGAAAGCAAAAAGAATTTCAAATCCTTTCCGTAAAGGGAACCAGGCCGCCCGTAAGATGCAGGTTCGGTTTTTCCTTTCGCTGATGGTGCTTCTGGCACTCGTGTTTATTCTTGATATGGTCATGTCTCCCGGTTCTGTGCTGGGAATTTACGGATTTTCCGGTACCACACTGGCCGCCATGATGGTCATCGGTGACGTGGACGATGTATCCGACCGTAAGACGCACGGCTCGAATATAGCCTACAAGATTTACCTGGTGGATGTCGACCAGATAAATTCCGATGTACCCTTTCCGCTTCCAAACCAGCAGCGTGAGATAAGCACCATCCCGATGAAAGCCGGACAATACATGAAGTACTTTGCGGCGCACGATATTCCCACCTACACTTCAACCGGTGAGAAAGGTGACATTACCACCAGCGGTACCAACACTTTTGTTGCCGTCATGGGCGGCATGCGTGACCAGCTGCTCGATTTCATTGAACAGCATGCCGGAGGCAAGTTCATCATCCTTTTCAAGGAAGTGGGCGATGCGCAGTGGTACATCCTCGGCAACTATGACCGTCCGATGGTACTCTCCTCCTTCGAGTCCAAAAATGACAAGGACGGGCGTTATGTAACCTATACCTTCACACGTACAAGCATTGACCAGTACTACAAGTATACGGGCGATATTGTCCGTGCTCCGGCAGCTGCTCACACGGCTGGCGCAACGGCACTTGCCATTAAATCCACCAACAACCGTTATACCATCCCCGATGGCAATGAAGGCACATACGCCATTTCCACTGTCAGCGGATTGACAGCCAATGATAAGGGACGTTACATCACACTTGAGGGTACCGGTACCAACAAGGCGGCCACCATTGCCGACGGCAACAGCTTTGTGCTTGAGGATGGAGCTACCTGGACAGCCAAAGCGGGTTCCTCCATCACCTTCATGGTGCTTGATGCCTCTACACTTGTCGAGGTATCCGGCAGCCGTGTGCAGACAGCTTAGTAAAAAACACCTCTTACAAGTCAGCAGAATTCCCTTATAGGCAGCGTGTTGGCTTGTAGGACTTAAATCTGTATGTTATGTATAGTTTCAAAGAAAAGAAGACACATTTCGTAGCTCTCCGGAATCCGGATGTGGCACAATATGACCTTGAGTTACTGGCTAAAGAAGTTCCTGGATTTCCGCAGCTTGCCACATTCTCACGCAACCCCAAACGTTATGCCGATGATATCCTTTATGCTTTGTTAGATTGTGCCACACGTGAGGAAATACGTGAGTATCGCCGGGCTATGATTGCAAAAAAGGCAAAAGAGGCTGAAGATGCCGGAGAAAAGAAAACAAAAGGTCCTGCCACGAAAAAGACGGCCGGAAAAAAACAGCAAATGCCCGAAGGGGAAACAACACATACCGAAGAGACCGGTCCACATGATGACGTGGAAAAGCCTAAAACAGCTCCGGCAGACAACTCGGCAGAAGAGTTGAAACAAGTGCTTGAAGAAGCGGAAGCCCGTGCTGAAGAAGCCGAACAGCGTGCCGATGAAGCGGAGGAAGCCAGGGATGAAGCGGAAGCTCGTGCCCGGGAGACTGAGCAGGCTCTGGAAGAAGAGAAAAAAAAAGAGCCGGCCAAAGAAACTCCGGAAAAGTCCAAAAGCAAGAGGAATACCCGCAAATCGACTGGGACAACCTCTTCGACCCGCAAGTCCAAATAGCCACACTCATCTACAACGACCGTGTGGTCACTTGGAAACAGATGAAGCAGCTCGACGAAAGTCTGGAAAGAAAACCGCAGAAGCGTGACATCATGGACATGGTGGAACTGCGTATCCGTAATCTTCAGGCATTCGATGAGCTGCAATCGTTCAACGACACTGGGAAGTTCCTCTACATTCATCCGCTCATAGCACACCAGTCAGAGAGAGCACAACTGGAGAAGCTGCTGCAGACGGACCCGCAGGAGTTCCTGCGCCTGCATAAGAATGTGACAGACAATATCCGCAGATACGAGTGTTACCTGAAACGCGCTGACAGGCAAAACAAACGCACCCAAGACAAGGAGAATCTCCGACGTCACCGTGAACGGGAATCACTGTTCAAAGCAATATTGCAAAAATTCAATTCGAAGTAAAATGGAAAAGCTGATAGAAGTATTTAATTTGGGTGGTTTGCCTACTGCCCCGCTGGATTCGTTCTTGGAGCTTCAGGAAGACTTCAAGAAGTCTGATCCTGACAAATTATCGAAACTGCAGATGCTTATCATCACCCGTGGTTTCAAGTATGCATTCAAAGCCTGGCAGGATCCGGACGGAAAGCTCTGGATTATCGATGCCCATCAGAGACGGAAAGCACTGCTTGCATTGCGCAAGTCCGGGTTTACAATACCGGAAATACCTTATGAACCCATTTTTGCGGCAGACAAGAAGGAAGCGGTAGAAGAAATCGCAGCCTATAATTCCGAGTTTGCCACCAGGAATCCGGATACCCTGCTGTTCAAAAAATATAATATAGATTCTGACACCCTGCAGCGCTTCAACCTGGGTTATGAGGTCAAGACCACTGATTTCGGGCAGCTATCTCCCTTGTTTGCCCAAGAGCATGAGTCGGAAAATGTGCAGGAAGATGCCACCGATTTTAATGTTCCTGCATCTGAAGATACTGTAATTGCCAGACCCGGCGATATATGGTTGCTCGGCAGTCACCGGCTGATGTGTGGCGATTGCCGTTCCAAAGCGGACATCACGGCGCTGATGGACGGGCAGCATGCGGACTTGTGCGTCACAGACCCGCCGTACAATGTGAACTATGAAGGCGGTACAGAGGAGGAACTCACCATTCAGAACGATTCCATGGAAAACGACTTGTTCGCCACCTTTCTCAAGCAAGTGTTTTCTGTCATGTTTGCCGTACTCAAGCCGGGAGGATCCTACTATATATTCCATGCGGACAGTGAAGGCGAGAATTTCCGGGCTTCTCTCAGGAAAGCGGGATTCAAGATTGCACAATGCTGCATCTGGGTAAAGAATACTATGGTGATGGGACGCCAGGATTATCAATGGCAGCATGAACCTTGTCTATATGGCTGGAAACCGGGTGCCGGACATCAATGGAATTCCGACCGTAAGCAGACTACCGTCTGGAATTTCGACAAGCCGCAGCGCAATGCCATACATCCGACAATGAAGCCCATAGCCCTTATGGCATATCCCATATCCAATTCCAGCACTCCCGGTCAGATAGTCCTCGACATCTTCTCCGGATCCGGTTCAACCCTCATGGCATGCCAGCAGATAGACCGTATCTGTCATGCTATGGAGATAGACCCGAAATATGTTACCGCCACCATTTACCGATACCGCGCCATGTTCCCTGGACAGCCCATCCGGTTAGTCCGGAACGGAGAATTACTGGATGTGAAACAGACAGCTGATATGATAGCTGACCAAAACAAGGTAATCCAATGAGACATGCATCACTTTTCAGCGGAATAGGTGCGCCGGAATTGGCCGCTTATTGGTTGGGTTGGGAAAATGTATTCCATTGTGAAATCAACCCATTTTGTAGACAAGTACTTAATTATTGGTTCACTAATTCAAAAAGTTATGAGGATATCACAAAAACAGATTTTAGAGAATGGCAAGGGAAAATTGATGTCCTCACGGGAGGATTTCCATGCCAACCGTTCAGTGTGGCCGGAAAGAGAAAGGGAACAGAAGATAACCGCTACCTCTGGCCGGAATTTAAACGTGCCATACGGGAAATCAGACCGCCTTGGGTTGTTGGTGAGAATGTTGCTGGCATCTTATCAATGGTACAACCCGGCAAGAAGGCTGACATGGAAAGTATGCCGGCTACGGAGCATGAGGATAAACAGGAGTTTGTCATCGAAACCATCTGCAAGGACCTTGAAGCCGAAGGATATACTGTCCAACCGATTGTTATACCGGCTTGTGCCGTCGGTGCGCCCCATAGAAGAGACAGAGTCTGGTTCATCGCTTGTAACAACAGCTTCAGATTACGAAAAAAAAAGAGTGAAGGAAAATCGGATACGGATGGCAGAATACCTCCGTACGAATTTGTTGCAGACTCCCACGACTGTCCAACGTTGCGAAGCACCGGAAAAAATGAAGGAAAGGGCACTCAAAAAGGGATACAAGAACGGAACGACATACAACAGTCTGCTAAGCCAGCTTGTTTATGGGGGACTTCTTCCTACTCCTCAAGCGGCAGACAGTTCAATTGGTGCAGTAATAGGACAGAACGACCGCTTTATCATTACGAAGAACGGGATGTTTCGGAAAGTGAATCAGAACGGTTCGAACGGAAGTGTAGGACTTGGAAGGATTTTCCATCTGATGAGCACACCGACTGCATCGGATTGGAAGGGAGGCTCGACAAGGAAAAACCCCTCTCTCCAGAGAACGAGTCTGCGTGGGGAAATACATGCGGATTACGGTATTGGGAAGACTTCCCAACTCAACCCCCTATTTGTCGAGGAGATGATGGGATTTCCGACCTATTGGATACTGATGCCATTTTTAAAGGCTCCCGGTCCATCCGTCAAAACCCTTATTCCAGATGGAGGACAGAAGCTATAAAAGCCTATGGAAATGCCATGGTGCCGCAAGTGATATATCAGATATATAAGACCATCAACGAAATAGAACAATAACATGAAAAATGAAATCAGTCCAACTTCAAATGTCGATAAGGCCACCTTGATAGGTGACGAATATGTATCCCAGGTGCGTACTTTCGGTGCCTTGGGGTACACTCCCCAACGTATATGTACGCTTCTCGGCCTGCGTGGGAAAGAAAAAACGGCACTTATAGTCCGTCTGTCGATACCCGGTGACGTATATTACGACGCCTACCGTAACGGTTGTGCCCTGGGAGAATACAATATCGATGCCGAACTTGCCAAGAAAGCCGAGACCGGTGATGTGTCGGCCATTGAGACCTTGGAAACACGTAAGCAGGAACGGACAGTCAAAGACTTAAGAAACCAACTCTTTGGAATATGACCAGACTCGACACCCTTGATAAGATACATCCGGACTTGATATCCGCATTCCTCACCACCGGAAAGTGTGACGGCATTCCTGCCGATGTGCAGTTATTTCTCAAGCAGCTGCAATGGGCAGCGGAGATTTACGAATACGAGCGTAACATCACCCGTGCCGCCAAGCAGCTGCGCCAGCGCATCAATGCCCAGCAGCAGATAAATGTGGATGAACGTACATGCAAGGCACGCATTTATGCGGCCATCAATTACTTCAATATCGACAACAATGTGTCCATCAAGGTGTGGGAGTCCAACTATGCCGACAAGTACGAGGATCTTGCCAAGCTTTGTGCGGCTGCCGGTGACTACAAGACCCAGGGCAAGTGCTATGCCGCCGCCCTGGAGTGCCGTCGCCGTGCCGCCGAGATTGCCGAAGCCGACCGTAATCTGGGAATCGTTTTCCTGATATCTCCCGAGCTTACTCCGGAAGACCTGGGATACAGCAAGGCCTCTCTGAAGGAGATTGCCTCCAAGCACAATAAAGGCTTCTATCTGAACCTGATAGAGAACCTTCCCATCGAGAAGGCCGAAAAGAAGCGCCTGCTGCGCGATGCGGATATTGAGGAAGCTGAATACGAAGAACTTAATGAAGAGTGAGATGGAAACAGATATTGAAACCACTTCCCGGTTTGAGGAATACTACATGAACCAGATGCAGATACTGGTCAATGTCATCGATGCCAACAACATATTTGCCGAGGTGGCGCGTGCAGGTGGCAAGACGGAAGGTATCACCGGCCCACGTATCATCCGTGTGGCCAATGACATGCCAGGCGAACTGTCGTTTCTGGTACATAAGACCTACGTTGCCCTGATGACGAACGTATGGCCCAACCTTCAGGCTTATTTCTCCAGGGAAGTCACCGTAGGTGGGAAGGCGCGCTCCATGCTGGAATATGGTATTGACTATGTGGTGGGCGAAAATAAGCTCCCTTCTCATTTCCGCAAGCCCCGATATCCCATATCCTACCCCAAACACAGTGTCGTTTTCCGGGATGGCCATCACATCCAGTTGGTAAGTTCGGACCAGCCGGAGTCCGTTGCCGGACGCTCTGCCGTCCACGCCATCATTGAAGAGATGAAACACAACAAAGGGGAGAAATTGAAAACCCGCTTGTTCCCTTCCCTCCGTGGTGCCAGTGCCGAAATACGCCGGTCACCTTATTACCAAGGTATCACGGGCGTATCCGATACCGCGCGTGTGGATCTCGGCGAAGATGACTGGTTCGAGGAATATGAGAAGAATATGGATACGAAACTGATGGAGGAAATTTCTACAGTTGCGCTTCATGTAAATGCAGCTATCTATCAGAAATACAAGCTCATAAATTCCCAACGGGAAACGACAAATCCCGTTACCCTTGAACATATCCGTCTTGAAATCATCAGGCAGGACCGCATCATATCCTTATGGCAGCCCCGCCTGGCAGACATGCGCCGTAACTCCACGTTGTACGTCCGTGCCAGTTCCTTCTGCAACAAGGATATTCTTGGTCCGAAGTTCTTCAAGACGCAGCTTGAGACCTTGGATATGGACGAATTCCTCACTTCCATCTGCGCTATCCGTCATAAGGAGGTTATCAACAAATTCTTCGCCAACTACAACAAGGAGAAACATCAGTATGCAGACAGCTATATTTATGAATCCATTCTACGACTTGACCTGCGGGAACATTTTCTACTCACAGCCCGCTATTTGAAGCACTACAACAAGCGTGACGAGCTTTTGGTCGGATATGACCCCGGCCACTTCTCCAGCCTTGTTGTCGGGCAGGAAAAGGAATACGGCCGTCAGCTCCGCATAATCAAAGAGTTCTATTGCTGCTACCCGGATGAACAGCCCGAACTCGCCCGTCAGTTCTATGAGTTTTTCGGTGCTGATTCCTTGAATAAGCGTATCATTCTCTACCCTGACCGTGCGGGGAACAAACGCCGCGAGGAACTGGAGCAGATTACCACCGACAGCCGTGCCCTGAAGCGAGAGCTGGAAAGTTATGGCTTTGAGGTGGAACTGATGAACGAAGGGCAGGCCACCGTCTACCATTGGCAGCAGTTCAAGTTGTTGCTTCTTATGTTTGGAGGCAGGAGCAATGCCTTGCCGGAAATTTTGATAGATGAAAACGAGTGCAGGAACCTTTGCAGTGCCATTATGCTGTCACCGTTGAAAAAAACGGAAGGCCGCATCGAGCTGGACAAATCTTCGGAAAAGAAAGTGCCTCTCAAGAACCAGGCCGGACTGACAACGCAGCTTCCCAGTGCCCTGATTTATCTTCTTTTCGGGCGTTATGGAAACAAAGTGTTGAGTGAATTATCGTCCATGCCGGACAATTTACCTGATAATCTGGCTATATAACGGCTGTTTTTCACTATAAAAATAGTCAGTAAAGATACAATAATGGTATCGTTTGACATTGAAACAAACGCTTTTCATTTGGAAACCAGACTTTTATATTTTTGAAAAAGGAAAGCGTTTTCTTCGTGAGAGGCTGTTCAGCACGCACCGCTGAGTTTTGGGATTGCAAGGCATCCTCCGGCATTCCTCGGAAATATGACGGAGGGCGCTTCTCGTCCTTTTTCCCACAGCAGAATCCTGCTACTTTCGGGCATGGAAATGACAATGACCGGTATTCAAGCGATGCAATGGGCCAAAGAGATATCAAAACTGCCTAACGGCTGCTTTACCATTGCCTTCTTCCCGTGTTCCAGGCATAAGGGGGAGGCATCAGCCACATTGACAGTTAAAGAAGGATGCAGATGGCGTACTCAACTGCCTGAAGAAAGATTCAGTATAGACAGTGACAACTTCTTTCTGTTTACAGACGCAGACGGGGAACCCAAGATGTGCTACCGTATTCTCATCAGGTACATGGGCTTTCCTCAAGATGGTTTCAAACTTCATAAAATAGATTGGTTATGAGTAAAAGCAATCTCAAAATGGTAGGCAACTTCGGTTGCTATCTTGACGATGACAATGTAATATCCTTCCAGATTGGAGACAGGCCAATGGCTTCAGTCCTGGAACCGGACCCGATGTTCCCCCTGAGTGGAGGAAGTCTTCCGGATACGCAGTGGCAGAGCATCCAAGGATTCCAGGTGTGCAGCCGTGGCTTCAACAACATGAAATGCGAGGAAGTCGCGTCCGACATAAAGAAGAACCGGCTTCTGCCAAGACTGATTACCAAGCAGGTCAGCATGCTGTATGGCCATGGGCTTGCCGTGTACAAGCCGGCAATCGTGGACGGGAAACTTCAGAAACAGTGGGTTGACTGTCCGGAAATCATGGACTGGCTCAACAGTTGGGAACAGCGCGGTCTTGAATCGGGTTATAAGGAAGTGGCCAAATCAATCATCAAGAACTACTACTATTTCAGGGACTGTTTCGTAAAGTGGCGCTTCACAAAGGGAAAAGCAAGAGGGACGATGCCCGTTGCCGGCCTTGAATCCATGGAGAACAGACATTGCCGGCTGGCCACCACCAAGAAGGATGTGGCGACAGATGTTGTCTACTACCGGGATTTCCGCTACATTGCCGTAGGGCGTTGGGGGTATGGCACATCCACTTTCCGCATCTATCCGAAGTTTTCCTTTTCGGAGCTTGCCAATTACAGATTCGCGGCCATTTCCCATCACCGGGAAAAATCCGTGGATGAGTTCTACGGTGTGAACGAAACCCATGCCGGTACCCGCTCCTACATCAAGGGTTCCAACGATACGGCTGATTATATCAACTCCTTTTTACGTAATTCGCTTGCCGCCAAGATACACATTGTCATCCCCAATGCCTGGCTTGAGTCCAAGAGGATCCAGATAACCAAACTCTGCGACGAGAATAAACGGCGCAAGAAAAACAATGAGGAAGAACTGATGTACAATGGCATCGTGATTGGTTCGGAATTCAAGGAATCCACCTTGATAAAGTATCTGCAGTCTGAACTGCGCAAGATCTCCCGCTATCTGTCCGGTGCAGACAACCAGGGTAAGGCGTATGCGACAATCAGCTTCAAGAACAGCCAGGGCGAAGAGGAACGCTGGAAGATAGAGACGGTTGATTTGAAATACAAGGAATATATCGATGCCTTGATATCCTATGACAAACGCGCCGATGAGGTGCTGCTGTCAAGCGTGGGACTTGACTCCTCCATATCCAGTGTCAGCAAGGACGGGGTCATATCCAAATCAGGAGCCGATGCGTATTACAACTATCTGATATACATTATGTCACTGACCTCGGAAGACGAAATATGCTCCGAACCGTTCAATATGGCCATACAGATTAACTTTCCCCATTTGTACAGCCAGGGGTACCGTCTTGGATTCTATCGCGAAGTCCCGGCACGCCAGGAAGATGTTTCACCTCAAAACAGACTAAATCAGCAACAGTCATGAGAATATTGGAAGAACTGTTTACCACCATTTCGGAATTTCGGAAGTATGCTCCCTATGCAGAGAGCAATGTCACTTTCGACCAGCTCAATTCGTCTGCCATTTCTGCGAAAAAGCAGATGGTTATCATCCTTACCAAAGATGTCTACACCGATCTGACGGCAGACGAGGGCGAACTGAAGGAGGCCCTGCGTCTTGCTATGGCCAATCTTACCATGGCCAAACAGCTCATTTTTGATGTTGTATCCAAGCGTAAGGATGATGTCGATATATACAAGCATGAGCAGGAAAGCATGCGCAGGTCGTATATCGAGAATTATTATAATGCCATGGATACTGTCATCCAGTTGCTTGACAACAGTCAGACCGTGCCCTCCTGGAAAGAAACGAGATACAAAAAGATGCTTGATGTTCTTAAAATAAAGAGTACGGAGGAGTTCGACATGCTGTATACGATAGACATGTCCTATCTGTTCTTTTTCCGGACCATACCGATCCAGAGCGAAGCGCTGGATGACGGGATATCGGCCTATTTTGAACGGGCAGAGAAAAAGGAGGAGGTATTGCGTCCGCTCAAACGATGCCTCGCCAAGCAGACCATAGCCATTGCCCTGCGGAGATTTGACATTATAGAGTTTCCACCGACAATAAGAAGTCTGTTTGACGAGTCTAAGGCAAGCAGGTCTGGGAAGGATGAGCAGGCCCGCATGCTTGAGTTGTCCGCTTCTCTGCTTGAAGAGGTGAAGCGGGAACTGGCCAATATAGATCTGCTTTTGTCAACGGACAGTTCCGGCTCTGTAGATACGAACACATCCTTTAACCGTCCGGACGACATAATAATGCTGATGCCATGTTGACAATAGACTTTATAGCAAAAGGAATGCAATACAGCATCCCCAATTCCTGGGATGGGTTAACTCCTTATCACTTCCAAGCACTCATGCGTGATATACAAAGGTTTGCGGAGGGAAAAATATCCGTCGGCATGGTCCGTGCGAATTATGTTTGCCGGATTATGGGATGGAATCTTCAAAAAATAAGGAATACGGATGGATGGGCAAATGTGGCCTGGCTTGCAGAGCAGGTGACATTTCCGTTCACGATTGTCTATCCGGATAATGATGCAGCACTCCAGGAATTGGATTCTGAAACATACAGACTCTGTAAGAAGATACCACCACACCGGTTGCATGGAATAACCATATCCAGGTATCTGGACAGACTGGACTACAAATATGCAGTAGACTCATGTTTCTGCAAACAACTGGTTCCGGCGATACATCTTGAGGATGAAACTTTTTTTGCCTATAATATAGAAACCATGTTCAACCGTCTTACTTGCTCGCTTACGGCACTCCAGTTCATTGAGGCACGTGGTCTCCTTGGATGTCCGAAAGAGCAGCTTCCGTTATTGGCCGCTATCCTTTACTATCCGGACCGGTATTCATCTGCCGGAGCGCATAAGTTGGCACAGAAGTTCACTGGGCTGCCGATGGATGAGCTTATTCCCATAGCCTTCAATTTTCAGGCCTTCATCAATTATCTGTTTACCAAAACTGAGTTCAAGTTGCTTACAGAACTTGAGGAGACCAAAGTTTCTGCCATTTCCACGGGTGCACTTGAGTCTCTGTACAACTTGAGTTCAGACGGGTTTGGGGATATTGAAACCATCGAACACATGAATGTCATCCAGTATTTGACCATCCTCCGGAAAAAAATTATTGATACGGTGCGCAGCCTGCATGCGGCCAAAATGGATAAAGCGGATATTGCGAGAGAAACCAGACTTCCAATTCACATAATAAATGAAATCCTATGATACTTGATTTGCTCAGATATTTTGCCCGTTTTCCCAAAAAGGAAGGGGTTGTCTCCATGTTCGCCAACGGCTCAAGTGACTTTATCCAATATGCGGAACTGCTTGGGTATGTCAAGAAACTCCCGGAACCGATAATGCCCGAACTTGAGAATCTTGTTTTCGGGCAGTCATACGATTACGTAAAGAAGCGCGTCGATAATATTACCGGCAACTATCTGTTCGTGGATTTCGGAGAATTCACATCAAGCCGTGACACACACAACTCCATTCTTGACAGCCAGAAACTTGCCGCCACCATAGCCATGAAAGTTTCGGATTCCGCAGACATGGTTGAGACGGCCATTGCTTCTGAAATAACATTGTCTCTCCTTGCGGAACTCAGAAAAAGGCTTATTTTTGATTCACGGTCTGAGGATTTGCCATGGCTTGATAAGATATCGGAGAATCATGACATTATCCCTTTTGTCTCATCCGAATTCAAATCCATAGGTTGGACACTCATGTTCAGTTCTGCCGCGACCGATTTGTTCAATGCTAAACCTTCCCTTAATGAGTAGCTGATACTGTTGTGCCAATCATTAAATAATTCAGAAACTTTTTGTTCATGTTGTTTATTTCCATCCTGGTCGTGGGCTGTCGAAGTTCGCGACCAGGAGCTACTCATGATTACTCTTTTCCGTCATCCATACCACGAGAAATAATCATTCTTTTACTCAAGCTAAACAAAGCTAATGCACTGATAATAAACAAGATATTACTACGTTATGCGCGTTAATAGTGTTACCTTAGCTGTACGAAAAATAAAGGATAAAACATTATGAACGAACAAGTTACAAACATTCTTAACCAAAGCATAACAAAGACGGCAAAGATACAGCAGCTCCTTCTTTTAGGTCTGACCCGCCGCCAGATAGCCGATTTGGTAACAAACGGAAATTACGGTTTCGTGCAGAACGTATACAAGAAAATGCTGGAAGCCGGAAGATTCGGTCAGCAACCGGCCATCGCAGCCTGCCCCGAATTGGACTATACTTTCAACAGACGTTTCGGCATCGAGATAGAGGCATATAACTGCGAAAAGGGAGTTCTTGCCCGTGAACTTCGTGAGGCCGGAATTGCAGTTGCAGTGGAAGGTTACAACCATAACACCCGCGACCATTGGAAGTTGGTTACAGACAGCAGTCTTAGAGGAAACGATACTTTCGAGCTGGTAAGCCCGATACTTGAAGGGGAAGCCGGATTGCAGGAACTTCAGAAAGTATGCTGGGTGCTCGATTATTGCAATGTGAAGGTGAACGACAGCTGCGGCCTTCATATACACATGGACGCTGCAGACTTTACCATTGAAACCTGGCGCAACCTTGCAATAACTTACCGCCGCCTCGAACCGGTAATCGACTCCTTTATGCCGAGTACTCGCCGGAACAACAGATATTGTAAATGCCTTACCGGAATTTCGGAACGCAGCATAACGGAGGCAGAGAACATCATGCAGCTACGTTCAGCCTTCGGAAACGACCGCTACCACAAATTGAACCTTGAGGCTTACGCACGCCACCGCACAGTTGAATTTCGCCAGCATTCGGGTACCACCAATTTCACAAAGATGGAAAATTGGATACGGTTTGCCGCCAACATGATTACCTTTGCAAAACATGGCATGGTGAATTCGGGATGCCCGCTTTCAAATATCCCTTTTTTGACAGCCGACCAAAAAGTTTTTTTCAAATTGAGAACCAAAAAATTAGCATAATATGATGACAACTTACACTTTGCAGGATGGCGGTATAATTGCCGCCTCCTGCCCTGCAGACTTTGTAACCAAACTCCGTGAAAGCAGCCGTTTCGACAGTGAATGTACTGACCAGGAGTATATGTACCATTTCGCCGACCGTTTCCATGACCAGACGGGGCATGTAGTCCGAGCTGATACCCCGGAGCATTTTTTTGAGGATTTGCTTTCCAACGGGTATATAAGCAGTAACCATAATGTTAAATAATTCCCAAAAAGGGAAGATTTTAAAGAAAAAAACTTCTCTGTTTGGGAATTTATATGTACCTTTGTAACAAATAAAAGAAACATGAATATAACGGGTTCTGAAAAATTAGAAAAGTTCTGTAGAAAGCATAACGATGCGCAATCTGCCTTGGAAAAATGGGTGGACGAAGTAACAAAGGCATCCTGGAAAAACCATAATGATTTGAAAAACGACTATTTGTCTGCAGATTATGTAGGAAATAACCGTTATGTATTCAATATCAGAGGCAACAAATATCGTCTCATCGTTTTAGTCGTATTTTTTGCCGGTAATGTTGACATCCGTTTTGTCGGCACTCACGCTGATTATGATTCTATTGATGAGAAAAAAATAAAAACTATATAGGAGGTACGTGTTATGAAAATAAAGACTGATAAAGAATTCCGTACTTATCAAGCGGAAATGGAAGCCATCACTGTTAAAGGTACAGACTTGGGAGATATGGAATTGCTGAGTGAAGAAGAAAAGGAAAGATATATCGTGCTTTCTCAAGCTATCAGTGAATGGGAAGCTGCATATCATCCTCTGCCTGGGAGGGTATCAACCTTGATTACTGATGCCATCCGTAAAAAAATGGAGACAGAAAATATAAAGCAGAAAGAGACAGCCAGGCGTCTCGGTATCTCTGAGTCAAGGGTTAGCGATATACTCAATGGTCGTCGTCCTCTTAATCTCAATATTGTAAAACGGTTACGGGACAATTTCGGTATTCCGGCAGATTTTATATTAGACAATATTTGAGTCGGCATTTCCTATCATAAATAAAGGCTTCCTGCTAATGGAGGCCTTTTTTCATTGAACAAAAATACATTTTCTGCACATGAGAATTTTAACATGTGCAGAAATAGGGTATATTTGCACTTATAGGAAGCCTATCAAGAGTCCTATTATCAGACCCGATAAAAAGCATATCATGATGATGATTGGAACCAGCTGATAGATTTATCCAAAAATAACCTTTTTCTTTTGCCATTCCAAAAACTTTCACCATATTTGCAATGCCAAACTATTGTTGTGTACAACACCGAAAAGCATCCGGTTAGATGCTCAATACGAAATTGGGCTTTTTTTATGTCCATAGGTCTGCATTGCAGATTCATATACGAATTAGTAGAAGTTTACTTACGTGAACGAATACGGCTGTCTTTTTCCCACATTATATGCTCTTCGGGGTTATACAATGATAGTTTGGCGACTCGGGATTAGGCAGCCGTTCTTGCATCCAAAAGGATGTAAGAAAACTTGCCTTTAACAGCCAAACTATCATTGTATATGAAAACATTATCTCAAGGCACTCTCAACGTGCCTGCCTCCGGCATCCCTACCGTGGGCGAATCCGTTAACGCTCTTACCGAGCAAGTCAATAACCTCCAGCGCCGTTACTACCGTGCTTTGGCTCCCGACTGCGAAGTCAAGACCGAAGCAGACCACTGGTACTTCCGCGCCATCCTATGGGCATGTGCCGGGATGGTGTTCCCACCATTGGTTGTGGTCACTGCATTGTGCGTTTATAAGGCAAAGAAGTGCCAGAAAGGAGGTGCCAAATGAACCGTATCAAGTCTATAACACAAAAAGACATTTATGTTCAAGCCGAACGTCTTTGCACAGGAACTGAAACAAGTGAGTATAAATATTGCCTTGCTTATTATGGCAACTTTGTGATGTGTGACATCTCTGCGGAGGATGCCCGTGAAATCATTTCCTGCCTGCAGCATGCGCTTGATGTTAATGAGAAAGGAGGACAAAATGAAAAATAAAGAGCAAGAACAGAAAATTACCGATATCAGTATCCATATAGCATCCTTGTCCGCATCGTTCAAACCAGCTCCAGATGCACGCCATGCCACCCACTGGTTCACTACGGATGAAGTCTACGACGCCATTCGCCGTATTGATCCTGGAGCGCAAATTAGTAAGGAGCAGGTTCATCAAGCCATGCTTGATGCCGGTTATAAATACCAGAACCGTCCTGGTTCATCAGGGCTGGACTTCCGGTGGATGCTCCAAGCGAAAAACTAAATACTACTGTCATATAGGGGGTAATTGTTCGTGATGAATAGTTACCCCTTCGTTTTATGTCCTTTCTGTACCCCCTCCCCTATTCTATCTTCGCTGGAAATAACAGTGAATATGATTACAGACCAGCTTGTCAGAGAACGTTTTGTCCATGATATAATGTCTCAAGGCATCAACCTTATTTATGAGACACAAGAAAAAGTTGTGCGTAGATATCTCAACTCACAGTCCGGTGACCTGGTGGCACATCTGCAGAAACGTCCGTTCACTACCCAGGAATCAGACACGAAACAAGCCTATTATCTGCGTATATTCCCATATCTCCGCTTCCTTGACATCCATTACCGCCGTGGAGCCAGTGACCGTATTTCCCGTCATATTCACCGTAATCTTGCTCTTTATAACCGGGTGGTCTGGGGAGTGCTGTATCATGAGACATTCCCGGAAATAAAGTACGGTTTCACGGAAGAAGTTCGTACCAATATTCGCAAGGAACTGGAGCAGGCACTTCAATACGAAAATACTTCAAATTGGTAACATTATGGCAAAAAAGCATTTATCCGAAGACGAAATCAAACTCATAATCTCAGGTGACAGTTCCAAGCTTCAGGAAGAGCTGCATACACTGACCAAGGAAACCAAGGCTTTGAAAAAGGAAGAGGCCGAACGCCGCAAGGCTATGGTGGAGCTCGAAGCCCAAGGCAAAAAGAACACGAAAGACTATCAGAACCTTGCGAAAGAGTGCAAAGACTATACTGCCAAAATTTCCAAAAACAATGAGAAAATAAGTCTGCTGACCCGTAACTTGAAAGTCAACGATCTCACCATGAGACAGCTCAAGAAAGAAGCTAAGGAGCTTTCCGCTGCTTTGGATGATATGACTGAATCTGCGAATCCGGAAGAATATGCCAAGCTCAATACCCGTCTCAGAGAAGTCCGTGCCCGTATGAACGAGTTACGCAGCGCAGGTAACAACATGAACAATGAGTTCGGCAACAGCGTGAATTGGATGTCCAAGTTAAAAATGGCAGCCAAGGCTTTCATTGCCGTTAAGGTTGTCGGATGGCTTAAGGATGTCCATAACCAGGCATACGAGACACGCAAGGAATTCGCCAAATACGAGGCGGTCCTTCGGAATACTTTCCAGTCGCAGAAGAAGGCCAATGATGCCATGAAGATGCTTCAGCAATTGGCAGCAGACACCCCATCGTCCTTGCAGGAATGGACTGAAGCATATATCAAGTTGGTTAATCGTGGAGTCAAGCCTACCAGCCAGGAGCTTGTCAACATGGGAGACCTTGCCGCTTCCCAAGGAAAGTCCGTCGATCAGCTCATTGAGGCTATACTTGATGCGATGGCCGGGGAGAACGAACGTCTGAAGGAGTTCGGTATCAAGGCTTCCAAATCCGGGGAGACTACAAAGTTCTCTTTCCGAGGAGTGACTACCGAAGTGCGCAATTCTGAGGATGCCATCAAGGATTATCTTCTTTCTCTCGGTCGTGTCGACGGCATTGCCGGTTCCATGGCCGTGCAGATGCAGGAACTTGAAGGAATCCAGTCCAACCTTGGAGACACAATGGATGCCTTTTTCAATAAAGTGGGGAAAAAGCTGGAGCCGTTCTGGAAATCCATGTTGAAGTATGCCAATGGATTCTTCACTAAACTTGGGGAAATGTTCGCCACTTATACGGAAACTTACGAGAACCATTTCGACAAGATGGTGCAGCTTGAGAGCGCATTGCCGGGACTGTTGAACCGATACGAGGAACTGACCGGCAAGTCCTCCCGTTCCGCTGAGGAACAGAAAGAGTTGGCCAGTGTCATAGCCCAGATAAGGAACATGGTACCTGGCGCAGCGACAGCATTCGACCAGTACGGGAATGCCATCGAAATTTCAGGCGAAAAGGTGGAGGAATTCCTTAAGAAACAAAGGGCGCTGCTAAAGTTTGAGAATCAGAAAGCCATCCGGGAAACAACAGAGCAATTGGAAGAATACCGCCAGGCATATAAGAATCTGTTGGAACAGCAGAAACAAGGTGGAAGGACTGTTTTCCAGAGCAACGGCATGTTTGCGGCACCGACAGCATACATCAATACTGAAGCTCTCCCACAGATAGAGCAGGATATAAAAAAGTATGGTGACCTCATTCTGGGTGCCGAAGAGAAATTGAAACAACTGAACGGCCAGACTATTGAAGAAACCGTCAAGAACCAGCAGAAGCTTGCAGAAGCACGCCAGAACTTCAACAAGATGGAGAAGGTTCAGTTGCAAGCCTGGATAAAGAACAACAAGGACGCAGCCGGTGAGTATGTAGAAATAGCCCAGGAAATATACAACAAACGTTTCCCGGCAGAGGACTCTGACGCGACCAGGAAGAAGGCTGAAAAGGCTGCCAAAGAAGCAAAGTCGGCTGCAGAAAAAGAGCAGAAAGCAAAAGTCTCTACGGAGCAGGAAGCCGCCAAGTCTCTTGAAGCATTAAGGGAGGAAGAACTGCAATCCCAACAGAAATGGTATAATGAATCGTTTGCCGCTCTTTCAGCTTTTCTGGCATCAGGAAAAATGAGTAAGGAACAACATGAAATGCTGGTACTCGAACTTGAAAAATCGTATGCGGAAAATAGGCTCATCATAGAACAGTCTTATTATGAGGACGCCATATCCATGGCCATTTCCAATGCAGAAACCAAGGAAAATCTCGTCCGGAAGTCCAATCAACGTGTCATTGATGCGGAGAAGGCGGCGAATGCCAAGCGTGCTTCACTGCAGGAAAAGCTGAATACACTTGTCAAGGACTTCAAATCAGAGTTCAAGGTTACTACAGTTGATGAAGACTATGCCGCGCAACTCAAGGTTCTTGAGGCATCCTACCAGGCGCGTAAGGAAATGGCTGAGAAAAACAATCTTGATACGACAGAATTGGACAGTGCCTACCTTAGAGCTAAGGAACAACTTGAATCCGAACATCAACAACGCATCCAGTCCATCCGTGACCAGTATGGCTTGTCTACACAGCAGGAACGGTTCAATGCGGAACTGGAACAGCTCAGGCTCGCACGTGAACAGCAATTTCTGACTGAAGAACAATATGAGCAAGCCGTCCAGAACCTCAAACGGGACAGTTATAAAAAGCAGTTTGACTATTATTCCAGTCTGTTTTCCGGGGCCATTCAAGCATTGCAGCAAGCGGAAATGGACCAGGTCGATGCAAAATATGATGCGGAAATTGAGGCAGCCCAAGGTAATACGGAAGAAGTGGAACGTCTGGAAAACGAAAAGGCCCAGAGAAAGCTTGATATACAGAAAAAATATGCGGACGTGAATTTTGCAATCAAGGCATCACAAATCATCGCAGATACAGCTGTATCAATCATGAAAGCATATGCTGATTTGGGACCGATTGCGGGTTCCATCGCAGCAGCCCTTATGGGTGTGACCGGAGCCGCACAATTGGCCAGTGCCAAAGCTGAACGGGATAAAATCAAAAATATGACTCTTTCCGGCAGTAATTCCGGCAGTTCCGGTACCGGTGCGCGTATTGCCACCGGCCGTCAGTCCGGAGGCAAGATTGATGTCCGGCGTGCCCAGGATGGGAAACTCTTTCCTGATGCGGATTATGACCCGGATGCACGGGGATTCATAGACCGTCCTACTGTCATTGTAGGTGAAGGCCCTTTCGGGCAATCCAAAGAATGGGTGGCCAGCAATGCTGCAGTAAGCAATCCCACTGTTGCACCAATCCTGGATATACTGGATAAGTCCCAGCAGGCCGGTACCATCCGTACGCTTGACCTTAACCAGGCAATCCGCGCACGAATGGCCGGGTATTCATCCGGCGGGTCCATAGGTACCCCGAAGGCTACGGCTCCGGTACCACCAAACGCACCAGGGAACTCACTGCCTCCAAGACTGATGGAACGCCTGGCCAATGCAATCATCCGCATTGATGAAGAGGGTATCCCTGCATCCGTCACTCTCTCAGAACTTGAACGCAAGCAGGAATTGCGGAACCGTTCGCGTAACATAGCAAAAAAATAGTATCATATTATGAAAATAGTACATATCCCCACCGGCGAGTCCTACCAGCTTTCTCCCGACACATGCCTTGAAGTGGAACGGACGAATCTCTTTTTCAATGAGTACGGTGAGCAGACACTGCCGGTCACATTACCGGACACACCTCTGAACCGTCGTCTGACGGGGAATCCCGAACAGCTGGCGACCCTTGAGCGTCCGTCTACCGATATCGAATGTACCATTACCGACGGGGAATACTTCTGCACCTGCCGCCAGGCCGTATTGGGAGCCCGTCGGAACGAAGGTATCACAACCACCTTCTACATGAATGAGGGAAGTTTCCTGAGCCGCCTCCAGCGTACCCCTTTAACTGATGTGTTCGGTTCGGAAACAGTCCCCGGAGTACAGACTGTCGAGCAGGGTATTGCCTGGTGCTGGAGCTTGCGGACAAACACGGACCCGAACTTTTCCATTTTCCCCGCTATCGTGGAGATGGACGGTGAACGACGGGTACTCAATGCGATGGCAGAAATGGAGGCTGACGGTACGCCATTGAACAATGGGCGTACCGTGACCGGACTGTACAATGCCTGGTCACGTACAGAGCAGGTGGACGGGCGCACCATCAGTCTTACCCCCGGATACTACATCACTCCCTTTATCCGATGCACATACGTTTTACGCCGTGTTTTTGCATATTTCGGATATGAACTGCTGGAGGGTTTCTTTGATAAGACTCCCCCATTCAACGGGATGGTATTCATCAACACCACCATGGACACTCTGGTCAACGGGGATATTCTTCTGGCGCACCTGGTGCCCGACTGCCTCTGTTCGGACCTTATAGACCTTTTCCGCAAGAAGTTCTGTTGTGAGTTTATACCCGATGAAGCCGCGCGGACCGTAGCTGTCCGTTTCTTCAATGAATTGCTGGATGAAAAGCCGCAGGTTGACCTTACATTCTTTATGGACGGACACCCGTCTGTCGAGTATGCCACAAGACGCCAACTGAAGCTCTCTTCAGCCACTTCACTGACCGACTGTAACTCTTTCGACAGTCTGAAGGAATTGAAGGAAAAGTATCCCACCGCCTATTGTAATGCGAGTAACGGCTGTTACTATCGGGATGGACATGCCGTGGGAGATTATTCCGAACTGTTGAGCGAGGGGAATATCCCTTATTTTGCAGATGACGGACTGGAAGAATATGAGGTTACTGTACCTGATTGCCAGCCTTGTCCTGCCACGGCAACCTTCCATACCGAATACGGCACTGACCGTAATGGCAATGCCTATACAGCCTTTACCCTGGAAAGGAGTGCTCTGTATGCCGGAGAAGCAAGGGCACTCAACAGTACCATCGTCATCAGTAACGGTTCCATTGAAGAGGAGGAAAGCGGAGAAGGCGCTACCGAAGGGAACAAGACTGACCGGCACGACCAGAAGCCGGTACTGGCATTCGTGCAGCCCGGTACGGGACCAATGAAAGACGTGTCTGTCGGCACTGTCACCGTGAAGGATTCCTATTCTTTATTGTACAATGCACCCGGTGGAATATACGAAGTTTTTTGGCGGCAGTTCGACCTGCTGCTCCGTCATTCGTTGAATAACGTAAGTGCCCAGTTCCTTCTGCCCTCTACCCTGAAGAGTACGCTCCGTGTACATAGCCCCGTACTGTTTGAAGGAGTGAAGTGCTTCCCAAACAAGGTCGGTTTTACTCTTGGAGGTGGGAACCGTCCTGCTGAATGCACCCTTCTTACTACCAATCTTCAACGTCCGGCTTGCCTGCCGCCAATAATAGATATGGATCGTCCGGAATATTATTGGGAACAGATTGGGACTTCCAGTCCGGTGGATGAGGAGCATTGGAAAGCCGCCGGTTTCACTCCACAGACAACCGTGAAATGTCCCAGCATTTTTCCTCCGGCACCAACGGCCTCACAAGTGGTGCAAGGAGGTACATGGTACGAGCGTGAAGTTTGGTACAGTTACTACCGTTCGGGGCGTGTGGACGGAACCGGCGGCCAATGGTTTTACCGGCATGCGTTCTTTGCCCTGAAGCCATGCAGGTAAGGAAGGCTGGTTGTCCTTTCATACCGGTCATGTGTGGCATAAATTCGCGTATAAAATCAAAAATAGAAATCAAGCATGTCTATCCAGCAACAACCAGATGTACTTTCGCTCTCGATGAACTTAAAACCGATCATCGTACAGTCTACAGCTGAGACCGTAACCTTCACTCTGAAGAAAAACGGTGAAGTGCTACTTTCACAAAGCTACCAGACGGATAAGAACGGCCAAGTGCAGATAGATCTACGCCAGATGGTGCATGAATCACTGCAAACTATTGTTTCAGATGTTGGCATTGTTTATACACAGGCAGATCTTGTTGCCGATTTTTCTGCTCTAATTGACATGGACACCGTCAATTTCCGGGTAGTGCGTGGTGGAGTGGATCGCCTGGCAGACTCAGCCACAAATTTTCTGACACAGAATTTTCTTACCTGGCAACCGAATGTTAAACCGGTTACGTATTATTCTCCGGAGTTCCTGACCTACTATGCTGTGGTTGCCGGTACAGTCAAACTTCGCGCTTACTTTACGGACGAGTCTGGAACTGTTAAATCTCAGACAGATTATACTGTTACAGAGTTGATGCCAGGTATAGCTTATACAATGCCTTTACAATACTCTGTCGTTGCGGGATGGCTGGGGCATAAATTACCTGCATATTATGATGTATGGGTCGAGAATACCTCCGGCCAGCGTCTTACATATATACAGCGTTACTATGCTGAGGATATGCGCTCCGAGCAGGAACAATGGGTACTGTTCGAGAATTCGTTGGGCGGCATAGATACCTTTCGGGCTTACGGTGTCACTACTCTTAATGGGGAGCACACTCATAATATAGCGGAAACTGATGAATGTTTCCAAGAGTATCGTGTGGATACCGAAAGGAAATTTCAAAAGAATACCGGATACTTAAATGATAATGAACGCAAATGGTTGCTTGATTTTTTCCCATCCCAGAACAAATATCTGTATGCAGGTAATTATTTGCGGCAGATAGTCGTAATGGAAAGTAATGTCAGCTTTACGGATCGTGACATACCGAGTAATTATACATTCACATTTAAGTATGCGGATGCCCGTCCTCTACTAAATCTTCCCAGAACTGATCTTCCGGCAGATATTCTTAACATCACTGTTCCCGAAGTCGGTTCTTTTACGGTGCCCCCTCGGCTTGCTGAATTTTCCCGCTTACCACTTTCCGAGGGGGCCTTATTTCCCATACAAAATCCATATTCAGAGGAATGGTCAACTACTAATGTAGCTGCAATTGGGTATTACCTCGCAGACTTTTTATCTCGCATCTTTGGTTCTGGTGGCGGTGTCGGTCATAAACACCGTAACTATGATTTGCTTGAATTGCTTTCATATATTGAAGGTTATCTGCTGGTAAATGGCCAAAAGATAAAAGCTGGTTATGCGGACAAAGCTGGTTCTGTTGAGGGAATGGAGGATATGTTCCTTCGCAAAGACCAGGCTGACGGCACTCCCTTCCCCATAACCTTCGGAGATTGGGTCAAGTTCGGCGAGTTCATCACCGGTATATCCGGAGGTTGTATCGATAAGAATGGCATCCTTGAAATGGAAGAGGGCATTTTCCGCAAGCGTGTGTTTGTTCCGGAGATTGCCTATAACCGTGTGACCTATTTCAAGGGACGTATGTGTGCCTCTCCCGGAGGTGGATGTACGGTCAAGGAATGGAGCGACAACGGTGACGGTAGCTACACCATAACCCCGGATTTGACGGATGCCGACGGTCTGAGCCAGTTTGTCGATGACATTCTGACCACCTACTTCGTCACCAAGTCACCTGAAGGCAAGTTGCAGGGGTTCGAGGAGATGAAGTTCCGGGTGACTTCCGCAGACTATACAGCCAAGACATTCGTCATGACGCCGAAGCCAGGTACTGACTGGAAGCCGGGGGATGCGATGGTACTCGCCCAGACGGGTAACTTTACAGACCCGGAACGGCAGACGTACATCCTGATTGATACGGTTAATGGTAACAACTGCATTACTTTCTTCGACCACGCCAATACCTGGGATGTCGAGTCGGCACAAGAGATGTCGTGGATTGGCAAGAAAAAAGGCCGTACCGTACATGGCATTCCGGCAGACAACTACTCGGCTGTTTTTCGCCACGTCATCATGTCCGGCAAGATATTCCAGGTAGATGACATCACCGGCGAGGCTTTCCGGGTGCCGCTATTCAAGGGGACGTGGAAAAAGGGTGAGAAGTATGCCTATTACGATGAGGTGACGCATAACGGCAGCTCCTGGATATGTGTCAATGAGAAAGGCACGTCTACAGAACCGGCAGACGGCAATGCTGATTGGTTGAAATATGCGGCCAAGGGAGAAAGCGGCAAGGGTATCAAGTCTACCGATGTGGAATACGCGATATCGGTGTCGAATGTCATTGCCCCAGTGGACGGTTGGCAGACTACCTCCCCAGAATGGGAAGCCGGCAAGTATATCTGGTCGCGGACGAAGATTGTCTATTCTGATGGCGAAGTCAAGTACACCCAAGCAGCTTGTATCAGTGGTGGGCAGGGAGCCGACGGCAAGGGCATCAAGTCCATTACCGAAGAATACTACCTTTCCTCTTCATCGGCCACCACAACCGGAGGCAGCTGGCAAACCACCTCCCCGGCATGGAAAAACGGATGGTATATCTGGACCCGGACAAGGATAGTCTTTACTGACGGAACTTTCACTGTCACGAACGCCATCTGTGTGACAGGCAGCAAGGGTGCAGACGGTACAAGCATTACCAATTGCGGTGACTGGCAGACCGGCAAGCATATACCTTACATGGGCATTACCAGGATGGCCGGACGTGTCTTTCTCTGTGTCGCTCCCGGTGGTACAGACAATCCTCCGATGTGGACTCAGACGACCAATGAGGGGAGACGCATCCTGCAGACGCAGAACGGTGGAAAGAGCTACGGATATACCATTACCGGAGACCTGAATACCGCTGAATATGAGCTGCTGGTGGAGAACGGCCAGGATGGCAAGGATGGAAAAGGCTATGAGTGGATATTCAAGCATACGACAGAGAATATAACACCTTCCACACCAGCCACTTCGCAGGTGGATGACTATGTGCCGTCCGGCTGGCATGATGACCCGATTGGGGTGAGCGAGAGCCTGCCATACGAGTGGGCTTGCTGCCGAACTAAGAAGGACGGTGTATGGAGCGCGTTCAGTCCGGCCGCCATCTGGGCCAAATGGGGCTTTGACGGTGAGTCGGCCATTGTAGCCGATTTCGACAATGAGATGGAGAGTGTGGCGTTGACATACGAGGGAAAGACTGTTTCGCAATCCGTGCTCAATACAACCGTCGGCATGTGGTATGGTACGAAGAAGCTACAGCTCAAGTCCATCTCATGCGTGACGCCTGCCGGTGTCACGGAAAGCTACAATGTCAATACGGGTGTGATAGCGTTTACCGTGGCTTCCGGCATTTCGATGCCTGCACGCTCAGAGGTCAGGATAACCGTTACGGCTACGGTACAGGATACGGATATAAGCCGTGAGCTGGTGTTCACCATTGCCGGTGTACGTGCCGGTAATCCGGGCAGTGATGCGATACTCTATAGGCTGGTGCCTTCCGTTTCTTCAGTCAGCAAGCGGAAGGACGGCACTTATAGTGTGGCAAGCGTGTCATGTACACGTACCAAGTCGGTCGGTGGCAGTACAGCTGTTACGACTGACGGTGTGCTGAAATACAGTAAGGACGGTGGTTCGGAGGTAGAGATACAGAACGGCACGGCCATTTCCCCGAAGAACTTCACGGCGCAGTTGCAATTTGTCTATTATGTGGGTGGGCAGGTCGTGGACCGGGAAACTATACCCATGGTTGTGGATGGCAACGACGGTAATCCTGGGAAACCGGGCGGTGACGGAGAATCCGTCAAGGCTGGCGGTGAGTGGCGCACGGCTAATACTCCATACAAAAAGCTCACCATCTGTACGATGGGGAGTCGCTCCTGGCTCTCAAAGGTTGACACTTCGAATCCACCTCTATGGACTCAGACAACTCATGACGGGAGGCGAATCACTCAGACCCAGAACGGCGGCAAGTCCTACGGTTATATTATTACCGAAGAAGTGAACACCGACGAATGGGAACAACTGACATCAGACGGCGGCATGGTCTATCTCATCAGTACATGCAGCAATATACGGGTGAGCAGTGCCGGGTCTTTGGTGCCTTCAGCTTTTCGGGTCTATGCCAAGCGGACGCTCGGCAGCGCCACATTGACTTATCCGGACGGCTATCTGGCCGCACGGGGGTACAGCAACGGGATATGGAGTTCCATCGCAGGGCCTTCGAGGGCTTCCGAGATTACGGTCAACGCTTCTGCAGGGTATTCAACGTTTTCAGTCCGCTGTTATCAGAGCCAGGCGGACGCTTCGGCATGGAATGACAGTTTCATTGCGGAGATATCAGTGGGTGTCAGCTATGACGGAGCAAGCGGACGAGACGCCAGCGAGCCGCGTCCGAGAGGTTTTTTCGCCAAAGGCAACACATATGTCTGGAATGAAGATTACCATGACATCGTACTGGCCACATTCAACAATCGAACCATTCCGTTTCGGGTACGGGCTTACGGTACGTCGGTCACTGTCGCACCTACCTCGATAGACGGTGATGCTAATTGGGAGGCGGCACAGCAGTATATGTTTGTGGCTATGGATATGGCTTTAGCGAGAAAGATACGTGCCGATGAAATCTATGTGGATGATTTGGTGGTACAGAATGTACTGGCAAGGGATAAAACCGGTAAAGCCATGTGCCAGATTGACGGGGAGAATGGTGGCATTGGGTTCCTGGCCGGAGGCAATATCCGATGGGATGCCAATGGTAATGTGTTCCAGGACGCCTCAATTTTCCGAAAGCTGAAACTTCTGGAGTCGAAATCCGATTCGTATGAATACTACCTGGATTTCAATACCGGGTTGAACTTTGAAATATCCCGGATATTCTCACTTCCAACGCAAGAGGAAACAATATACCTGCCGAATGCGGCAGACTATGAAGGTGGAGAGTGCATGCTGTATAATGGAGGAATCTATACCCGTCTCACAGCACCTGCAAGCATAAAAGTCGCAGGTGGAGGCAGCTTTATTATCGACGGAGAATACTATTCTAAAATAGTTGTCCCGTCGCTTTCCCTTGCTCAATTCAAGGCCGTAGCGACATACTCTGATGGCGTAAAGGATGGGGTGAAATGGGTTCTAATATCAGGAAAAGCGGAATCGAGAACTTAAAATATCAGTGTTATGAAAGTTTTTTATGAAAGCAAGTTAGCAAAATGGCTGCTGTGGCAGGGCTACAACACCATCACATTGGGATGCTTCGTCTTCACCAAGAAAAGCAAGGAGGAGATGAAGCGGAGTACACTTAACCATGAGGCGATTCATGTGCGCCAATGGGAAGAATGTATGATTGCTTCGGCTGTGCTACTGACGGTAATCATGCTGTTTACCGGATTCAACTTATGGGTATATCTACTATGCCCGTTGTGGTTCTACCTCCAGTATGGGTTGGAGTATGTGATTTCCTACGTGTATCACTTATGCCGTAACCGGTGCTGGGTGAATGTAGGTGATAAGGCTTACGGAAATTCAGCGTTTGAAATGGAAGCGGAAGCTAACGAAGAGGTAGACGGTTATCTTGATGTGAGAACTCCTTTTGAGTTCTTCAGATACTACGGGAAAATTTGATTTATAATTTACAAAACGAGAATAAAAACAAAATGTTAAATCGAGTATAATTTCCATCCGGAAATTATGCCCCTTAAATGTGTTAAGTATGGCAGAGAAGCAGGATATTAGAGAAGAGCAAA